ATGAGTATGATGTCATTAATTATATTGACATTAATTATTATTTTACTCATTTGGGTCGTTAAAGAACGTCGTGTTGTATGGTCTGATCATTCCAATTTCAATAATGTCTCTGTTGGCTTGTGTGCGATTCTGACCTTAGCATGGGGGGCATACACCTTTGATGCCCTTAATCAGCGTGACAAAGCCGCTGTAGAATTGAAAGAACTGCAAGATAAAATTAAAGGTACGGAGTCAACGTTCTTTGCTATCGATGTTAAAACTGAACGTTGGGATAATGGGTATTACCTTTTGCCTGTTGTTACCGTAAAAAATAGCGGTACGAATCCAATTCATATACGAATGGGAAAGGATTCGTTAACTGTAAAAAAAGTATTAGTTAAAGATGACAAGGTTAAAGCTGTTAGCAGCTATCATCCAAAGTTTTACGAGGTTATTTCGAATGATGATGCTGTAAAACATACGCCTTTATATGACCTGATTATTCCAATATCCGCCGAGCGAAAAATAAATTATGCTTTAAATGTTAATGAGCCTGGATTGTATTATTTGACATTTCAAGCAAGTACTATAAATGAAAAAGGGACAGAAGAAACCAAGGAAATCAATGGAATGCCAGTTATATGGTTTGCTTCTAAATACTTTTTCGTCCAGTAATTTTATAATGGTCGAGTTCCATCGACCATTATCCACTCCTTCCCTCTATCATCATGATACTTGTCAGTTTGTATTTTAGACTTATGTCCTAATAAGAGTTGAGTGTTAATTCCTTGCGCGCTATAGATACGTTCTGCGAGCGAACGTTGTTCATGAAACGTTGCAGGTGTACCTCCACCCCAATCAATATCTGTTTTATCCCTAGCTTTGCTAAAGTTAGTTGTCAGCGTATTACCTGGTACTTTGGCACCACGTTGGGCCATTGATGTCGAGCGGAAGTAATGAACAAGATACTGACTGACAGCATAATCTCGGCAACGCGAGATAACCTCACGTAAGCTTGTGTTCAATGCATCGCAACGAAGAGAAAGAGGTAATGCCAACTTTGCCCCGGTTTTCTCCTGCACAACATGTAAGTGGTCATCCCAGATATCGCTGAATTTCATTGATGAAATATCACCCAAGCGTTGTCCTGTAACGACGGCCAATAGCATCGCATTGCCCATGTACCGATGCTGTTTATCAGCAATACTGAAAATCTTCTGCCACTCCTCTAAGCTCAAGCGTTGCCTGGTAATCTTCCTGCGTGGTTGCTTCGTGGCAAGCGCAGGATTGTAGCCAGGCGGGACCTCACCAACATGCTGAGCCTCTTTGAATACATCGATCAGCACAGAGCGAACAACCTGGCCCATACGTGGCTGTCCGGCGTCTGTGTACTCATCTAACAACGAAGCGATATCTCTGGCATCAACTTCGGGCAAGCATTTCATAGCGAACTTTTGACGTAGAAGGTCCACAGGCTTACGTTTTTGTTTAAACGTGTTGGGCTTGATATCACCTGTGCTCAGTCGTTCTTCCTGTATTTTCCAATACCGGTCGAGCCAGGTACTGACAGTTATATCTTTACCCTTAATTTGTGCCACTCGATCGCTAAGTGCCAGGATCTGCCGGCTACGTTGCTCCGCTAGTCGGCCATTGGCTTCGATCGCAATCTCACGAGCTTCTTGCTCATTGTCACCAAGAGCATGGTACTTCCCTGTAACCGGATGCCGGTATCGCCAGTAGACCTTATTGGCCTTGCGGCTAAATAGGGGATACAGGTTAGGAATATCAACATTGTTCTTACGTGGTCTGGCTGCCATCGTTCAATATCCTTTGGAGCTTCGGATTGTCATTGTGCTTAATGACCGGAGTAGTGAGTGGGCCAACTAGCTCAGCATCTTCTCGCACACGCCATAACTTGCCTTCCTTACGTGCGGGCGGGGCGAAGTGGCCCTCTTTAGCACACCGTCGCAAGGTATTTAGAGAGGGCGGTTTGCTGCGGTATCGCTCCGCAGCCCATTCTTCAAGCGTCAACATCTTTAACATCAAGTACCTCCACACATCACCCGCCGCATACGGGCATTAATTCAACCGTGACATGTCACACACTGTTAATTTGGTTTCATGCCACCCGTAGGTTTGCCAGCACTCAGAATCACCAAGGAAATAACAACCTGCTGGGTCACCTGGTAGTTTGTCTTTGCACTTATCGCAGCACCGTTTATTCCGTGCCGCCAGCTGCTTTGTTAATTCGGCGTTATCCTTCCTGATCAGCATTGTGATGTATTCATCCAGGTCGTATGGTTCGCGTTGTGGCCGGCGAGCTGCACAATTCTCTCGTAACATCTCAGCCTCTTGCTGATCTAGCTTGATTTCGACAGAGACAATACCAGCCAGTCGCTGGCGCTCGCGTTGGGCTGCTTTACGCTCTGCATTAGTCTTCGCCATTGATGATCTCCATATATGCATTTATGAAAGTTTGCGCAGCTTCCGCATTGATAGCATTGCCGTAGGCGCGCAGTCGTCCCACTCTTGCGGTAACCCCATTAGCCAACGGGAATGAGCCGGGTCTAACTGGCCGCCACTTTTCATCCCTGCAGAAGAGCCAGTCAGCATCTCGCCAGAAACCATTAGTCTGGCCTGGGTTCGCGCTCCGTAGGCAGGCCTTGCTGCCTTTTCCCCATCTAATGCCTTCGGCGCTGTCCATGCTGTCAACCACGCCACTCGTCCCAGCAATGAGTTCAGTGGAACATTCAGGCATTCTTTTCCGTCCTTCCAGTCCCTCGTGGTGGGTGTTGGCCACCCAGTATGCGCGGTCACGGATGTGCGGAGAACCGACGCCCGCAGACGGGAACGGGACAATCCCGAAGGCGTAGTCCATTGCTTCCAGGTCAGCTTGTACAAGGTCGAACCAAGCATTTGCGTTGCCGCTTGCAACTTGCTCGCCAATGACGTGCTCAGGGCGGCACTCGCTGATGAGCCAATGGAAATGTGGCCATAGGTGCCGCTCGTCATCAAACCCATCACCTTTGCCTGCCGCGCTGAAAGGCTGGCATGGGCAAGAACCTGTCCAGACGGGTTTATCGTCAGGCCATCCGGCGTTGCGCAAGGCATATGACCAGACTCCGATCCCGGCGAAGAAATGGCATTGGGTGTAGTTTCGTAGGTCATCAGGTTTCACATCCTCGATCGAGCGCTCATCAACATCACCTGGCGCGATATGGCCCGCGCCTATCAGGTTACGCAGCCACTGCGCAGCGTATGGGTCAATTTCGTTGTAATAAGCAGAAGCCACTAGGACTTCCTCAATTCGGCATCCATCTGGAAGCTATTTTGTTGATAGGCAATGGCCATCTGCTCGGCATCGTTCATCGCATCATGGAGCGAGTTATGCTTAACAACCGCAAAGCAGGGCTGGTGGGTTTTAGGTAGATAGCCACGGTTTCCCTTTGTCATTGCGTCGATATAAGTGCGTACGTCACGTTTGCCACCCCAATGCCAAGGGCATTCGATCCCGTTAGTTCTATAGGCATGCTCTAGGATAGAACCATCGAAGTCAGTGCCACGGAAGAATATCCGGGCTGACCTGCTCCCCGTTGATTAGTACACCCCGATGTTAGTAATGTCTTCATAAGCCACATGAGGACATCCCCATGAAGAAGCGTTTTTCCGACGAACAGATCATCAGTATTCTCCGCGAAGCCGAAGCTGGGGTACCCGCCCGTGAACTCTGCCGCAAGCATGCCATTTCCGATGCCACGTTTTACACCTGGCGTAAGAAGTATGGCGGTATGGAGGTGCCTGAAGTTAAGCGCCTGAAGTCGCTTGAGGAAGAGAACACCAGACTCAAGAAGCTGCTTGCCGAAGCCATGCTGGATAAAGAGGCGCTTCAGGTGGCTCTTGGGCGAAAGTACTGACGACAGACCAGAAGCGGGAAGCCGTGATGTTGATGTGTGATGCGACCGGTCTGTCGCAACGTCGTGCCTGCAGGCTTACAGGTTTATCCCTGTCGACCTGCCGCTATGAGGCTCACCGTCCGGCTGCTGATGCGCATTTATCAGGGCGCATCACTGAGCTGGCACTGGAGCGCAGGCGTTTTGGCTACCGTCGTATTTGGCAGTTGCTGCGCCGTGAAGGGCTTCATGTTAATCATAAGCGCGTGTACCGGCTTTATCACCTCAGTGGCCTGGGCGTAAAACGCAGAAGACGTCGTAAAGGGCTGGCAACAGAACGTCTGCCGCTGCTCCGTCCGGCGGCGCCCAATCTGACCTGGTCGATGGATTTCGTCATGGACGCACTTTCCACCGGTCGCAGGATCAAGTGTCTTACCTGCGTCGATGATTTCACAAAGGAATGCCTGACGGTCACTGTTGCCTTTGGGATTTCAGGCGTTCAGGTCACGCGTATTCTGGACAGCATTGCACTGTTTCGAGGCTATCCGGCGACGATAAGAACTGACCTGGGGCCGGAGTTCACTTGCCGTGCACTGGATCAATGGGCCTTTGAGCATGGTGTTGAGTTGCGCTTAATCCAGCCGGGCAAGCCAACGCAGAACGGATTTATTGAGAGCTTTAACGGACGATTTCGCGATGAATGTTTGAATGAGCACTGGTTCAGCGATATCGTTCATGCCAGGAAAATTATTAATGACTGGCGGCAGGATTATAACGAATGCCGCCCGCACTCCACGCTGAATTATCAGACACCGTCTGAATTTGCAGCGGGCTGGAGAAAGGGTCATTCTGAGAATGAAGATTCCGACGTTACTAACTGAGTGTTGTATCTAATCGTGGGGGCAGGTCAGGGCATCTGGATGGGCTTTTATCCAATGAGAGAGCAGGGCGAGGCTTTGGCCAATTGGCTCTCGGTCTCCCGCAAGAGCTTCATGTGCATCTTCAGATTGTTCACGCCACCAAGCTTGGGTCTTGACGCTTACATTGCGGCCCTGCATTAACTGACCGAAAGTATCTACCAGGCAGTAGAAGGCCGTATTTGAGTAATCAGCCAGCTCTGTATCACGGGCTATCTGGATAATGCTTTGTTGTGTCTGACGAACGTCAGAAATATCGAATGCAAATGCCCCAATGGATAGAATTACAGCACTTGGCTTGGTATCCATTGTTTCGGTATCGATCGTAATAGTATTGATCATGTTATCTTCTCCACACATATTATTGCAATAAAACCACAAGTGAATTATTTGGTTATTAATTATTTGAAAATGCCCGCATAGCATTGACTATGATTTCTCTCGTAAAGTGTTAAATTCATCAATAAGATGCAAAGGATTTAGCTCTGGCTATGATGTTTCTATTGAAATAAAGTCAATTGTTATTATAATGGCATTGATATTTTTATACATTTAATGATATGGATGTCACTGGTGAAAATTAAAAAGCCTCTAGCTTTAACTGTTATAGCATTTGTTACGACGACCTTTGTTGTCATAGGTAACTGGTTTTCTTTTGTTAATTCGTCATTTGATTTATATTCAAACGTTAAAGATACATATAAACAAAAGAAAGCCGAAGATAACTTAAATGTATTATATACAGGGGTCTCTATTAGATATGTCGAATCAATATTTGGGCCACCAATGATAGAACACCATGATGAAAGTCGTGGTATGCATGAGTATATCTATTCATTCCAAAAATTCTATCTTCAATTTGTTTATACTAGTAACAATAAAGTTATTTTATACACTGTGACGGTAAAGGATAAAAATTTCCATCCAAGAATACCCTATCTAGGAAAAGAGCTTGGGGATACATTTGACAATTACGATGATAGTGCGGAATTTTTATTTTCAGGTTACTCCTCGAAATTCTATGAATATCACGAGGCCATTTATTTAGGAAACCCAGGTAATTATAGGAATTTATATTTGGCGTATAATCCAGCAGGTGGTGAGTATTCTGAGCTAAAACCATTACCCGATATTGCTAATGACCCAAAAAAACCTCCATTAGAAAATGATTTAGTTATATTCAGGAAAATTAATCGACCAAACACGTTCGCTATTGGAGATCATCTTGGTGACCAAGATGGGATAGAGACATTCTACGGGATTGGTATAAACTTTTATGATGCACGCGATATCCCAACATTAGATTATTAATTTTAAACATCATGTATAACTTTTAATTTGTTAAAGAGCGAAAAAAATGCGGCTGACACCAACCCAGCGAACAGCCGCCAAGACTACACACAGCATAAATTTTTGCCGGATATCTGCGCTTGCTTTCGCTGCAGAGCCGCCGGCGCGGCGCATTAAGGTGTGACGGCTGGTAAACAACGCCCCCGAAGTTTCCAGCCTAACCACATCGGTATGCTCACTCATGAGTTTCAGGATTCTCCACCGCTCCCAGACTAGAGGGAAAGGGCGAGTAAGCATGCCGTTGTGTGCCGGGATTTTTAGTCCACACCCGGTGTGTGGTATCTTGGCGATGCTTATTAACCAAGAAGGATCTAAATGTGAGCAGAGAACGTTATTCGATCCGCCGTAAGCTGCATTACGCCATTGCTGACCTCAACTACAGCCTTGAGTGCTTTGGTGACCACTTAGCAAAAGAGAACTCCTACCCAAATGGTGTTGATGGTTTCGATGCTGTTTATCTCTATCTGTGTCGCAAATACGGTTGGACTATTCAGCAATGTCGCAGCATGGATAGGCAGGATATCCGCCTTGTTCTTGAACTTGAGATGAAAGGGTGGCGACTGCCGAAAGATGCCATTTTTGGCAATCAACACCCTGAAGACTAAGTACTTGCAACTCACATAAATTCGCATCTGCAGTTGCTTTGACTAACCGCCAGAATTCAATTTTGGCGGTAACACTTTCAGATCCTTCCATCAACTAAACCTCTCATTGAATACCTGCTTCAGCGAATCATCCCGATCTTCGTGTGCCTCGGGCGGCTACTTCGTGGGCGTCCTGCCTTTTCGCTGTTGATAGGTTTAGTTTAAACAATTAAACAATGATGTCAATGTAATTGTTCGTAAAATTAAACTAAAAGTTTAAGACATAAAAAAACCGGCCTAAGCCGGTTCGTCACAGTGGGGAATTGAAAGTTAAAGGAGGTTCATTTCCACCCGTACACATACACCTATGATCACACAATTCTCATCGAATGGAATTGGCTTAAAGTTAGGGTTAAGTGGCATCAGATATATATTGGGGCCATCAATAGCCAATTTTTTCACAGTAGCCTCATTCGAACCATTGACACGAGCAACAACAATGCGGCCATTAAGGGCCTCAACCTCGGGATCAACTATTACGATGGAGCCATTAGGAATAGAAACACCTTGACCTGGCGGACCATCCATAGAGTCACCAGATACCCTTAATGAAAAGGAATAGGGTGATACTTTTGCCGTTGTTTCAATCCATTCATTCACGTCTTGCAGGTTGCCTTCAACAATCTCCTTCCAGCTTCCAGCTTGAACGGATGACAACAATGGGACCCTGCGTCTGAGGTCTGGGCCCGGATAAGCATTCCCTTTGCTTTCTTCAATCAGTCCCCCCTCAGTCAACCATCGCTCAGATACACCAAGGACTTCTGCAAGCTTACTTATGAATTTTGCTGATGGCGCAGTGCCACCGTTAACCCATTGGCTAACAGTACCCTTTGATGCCCCTGTTGCATCCATAAGATGCGTGCTCCGTAAACCAAGCGCCTGCATGCGCTGATTAATCCGGTCGCTCATAAATTCATTTTTCATGTTTAAAAATCTAAACTCAATGAAGTTTAAATTCTTGACTATTTTTGGTTCGAAAGATTAAACTTTTGATGTTGTTTTTAATCTTGGAGGTGAGATGTTTAAACAGGATTTGGTGGAGCACTTTGGGACAGCCACAGCGTCTGCGAAAGCCCTTGGCGTTTCAAAATCTACCGTCAGTCAATGGAAGGAAACAGTTCCTTGGCAATACGCCTTGCTGGCTGAGAAGTTGACTAATGGTGCCATTAAGTACAACCAAGCAGCGTATGACAATACTACTGTACCGGCGGCCTAACAAAAACCACAGAAACGGAGAAGCCTTGTGGACAACAGAGACTTTCCTACCCAAGACGACATTAGTGAAGCAATACACAAGCTGATCACCCAATTTCCAGGCAAATACAGTGCGATGGCCTTGCAGTTGGATCCAGTGGCCGGGACCGAGAATGCTCTTCGTAACCGCGTCCGCCAAGTATCAGGGCAGGTGGTGCCTTTGGGTATGGCTGTTGAGATGGAGTCGATCTCTGGCCGTTCAGATATCACCGAGGCGATGTGTAAACACGCTGGTGGTGTATTCGTGAAGCTTCCGGAAATCGAGCAGGCGGATAACGAAGAGTTGTTGATCAAGTTCAACGAGCTGATGTCAGCACTTGGCCTATTTGCAAAAGCACATAACGAATTCACAGCTGATGGGGTGCTGGACAACGACGAGAGCAGAAAGCTGAAAGCTAAGGGTTACCGGGTTCAATCGCTGGTGGCGGAGATATACGCCGTGACTGTGATGATGTTTGGAGAGGGTGACGCCCAGGATATGCGGTCCCGGGCGTCAAGTGCATCAATTAAACGTGTGGAGTAATTAACGCATGAACAGTGTACGCAATTTAGCGGGTATCCCGCAACTTCGTTGCCGTGCTGTAGCTGGTGGACGTTCGCCAGCAGCGTTTTCGTATGAGCTCAATGTACAAGGCCGATGGTTAGCCATCAACCACAGCTATGCGGCTTGGGTTGTGGGTAACGGCAAGTTTTTAGCGAGGGGAAATCATGGATAACGAAGTGATCATCCCGTTCGAAATGCGCTGTCGTGACAGTCACGGTGTGATTGTTCATGTGACTGGAGTTGATCGGGTAAACCACCGGGTCATATTCCACCGCCCGGGTTACCCCTATGAGTGCGTATGTCCACGCCGGGACTTTGGCACAAAATTCAAAAAGGTAGAGCAATGAGCGTCTTAATGCAGTTACTGGATCGCCCAATAGCGTTTCAGCCTTCTTTTGTTGGGCTGGGTGCTGGCGTTACCGGTGCTGTACTGCTTTCGCAGTTGGTGTATTGGCAAAACCGAATGGATGGCTGGTTCTACAAAACCCAGGCTGAGCTGACGACCGAAACTGGTCTGTCACGCTATGAGCAGGAAGGCGCCAGGAAAAAGTTGGTCACCGCCGGCGTGTTGGAAGAAGACCGCAGAGGGGTACCCGCAAAACTCTATTTTCGCGTTAACAAAAACCGCCTGGAAGCCCTGCTGATTCAGTATGCGGAAAACCAGCAATCCAGTATGCGGAAATCCCGCATTCAAGAATGCGACAAACCAGCAGACAAGAATGCGGAAATTCCGCGGACAAGTCTGCAGAAAAACCCCGAGCCAGATCGGGGAAATCCCGCATTCATTCATACAGGAGATTACACAGAGAATACTTCAGAGATTACTACAGAGAAAAAACCTGTACGTCAGCTGGCTCCACCAGCAGACCCACAAGCCGACTCTCTGAAAATCGATTACAAGGCCATGCTTGAGGCTTTCCATAGCACGCTCCCTGAACTGCCAGTCGTTCTTAAAATCACTGACGACCGCCGCAAGAAGCTCCGCAAACTCTGGGCTGACTACGAGCTTAATCTCGAGAAGTGGGGGGCTTACCTGCGGTTCATCTCGAAAAAATGCCGTTGGATGCTGGAAGACCGTGCAGATACCAACACCGGCAAGACCTGGCGCAAGAAGGACTTCGACTACCTGATCACCGAGAAATGCTACCTCAAGGTCAAGGAGGAGCGGGCCAATGACCTGCCAAAGGTTCAGAAGCTTGATAGCGCTGCTCGGGAGGACGCTTACACCCGCTTGGTATCCCAACGCCGAAAACCCCAAAACGAGGTTGAGGCTTTGGCGAAGGAAATGGCCGGATCTCTTGGGCGTATGACCGATTACGATGCACGCAGGGCGTGGGCCGGTATCTGGGCACAGGCAGTAACCAAGGCAAGCGAGAACGACCTGGAGAGGTTGGCATCATGAAAAATCTAGTTCTGATACCACTGTCGAGCATCGCGTACCACATCTGGCGTCGCCGGGCGTTGAAAGAGGCACGGACTTTCTGGCGGTCTCGCCAAAAGAACCGGCTAGATGCTTTGGCCGGTGGGTATGTCACTGGGTGGCAGCAATGGCACTTCGCATGGGATTACTACGGTGTACGTGGGATTGTCCGTGCAGCGATTGGGGTGGGCGAATGATTCTGACGTTGCCATTTCCTCCAAGCGTTAACGGCTACTGGCGCTCGCCAAACAAGGGATCGTTAAGAGGCAGAACTCTGGTCAGTGAACGCGGCAGGGCATTTCAGGCAGAAGCTATCGCCCAGGTGATGGAGCAACTACGTTGCCGGCCGAAGCCAATCAGTGCAGATATCGCCGTTGAAGTCATGTTCTGTCCGCCGACCAAAGCCCGACGTGACCTGGATAATTACTTCAAGGGCCTGTTCGATGCGATGACCAAGGCTGGTGTGTGGCTCGATGACAGCCAGATTAAACGCATCAATGCGAGCTGGGGGCCAGTGACCAAAGGCGGCAAGGTAGAGCTCCGGATCAGGGAGGTTACTGATGCTGGATAAAAACACAGGTATCGGTTGTTTTGATAGAGCAGTTAATCGCCTCCCCAGTCACTATGCGGGGGACGGGGTGGGGAGGCTGGCTAAAACCAATGTGTGGAGTAATACAATGAATCAATTGATCGCGATTGATGGCGTAGCTGTACGTCAGGATATCAATGGCCGCTATTGCCTGAATGATTTGCACCGTGCAGCAGGAAGCGAAGGGCGTCAACGTCCGAGCGTCTGGCTGCAGAACAATCAAACCCAAGAGCTTGCGCAAGAAATAAGCAAAGCAGGAATCCCGGCTTTGGAAGTCATCAAAGGGGGGATCAGCCCTGGCGTTTATGTTTGCAAGGAGCTGGTTTACTCATATGCCATGTGGATTAGTCCTGCATTTAGCCTAAAGGTTATCCGCACCTTTGACGCTGCAGCTGTTGGCCAGCATTTTTCACAGACGGCAGATCGCATTCAGGCGGGTATTCTGCTACTTGAGTCAGCATCTCGAATGCTGAACCTTTCAAATTCGTCAAAATTGGGCGCCTATCAGAAGCTGCAGAACTTTGCCGGTATTCCTAACCTGATGCCAACCTATGCCATTGACGCTCCATCTGATTCGGTAGACGGCTCAAGCCGCCCTACGATGTCACTTAGTGCCATTCTTAAGGAACACTCAATCCCTGTCAGCCCCCAAGAGGCTTATCGCCGGCTGGAAGAAATTGGGATTGTTGAGCACCGATCACGTCGAAGCACATCGAGAGTCGCTAAGGGAGGCGTTAAGCAGTTCTGGGCCGTGACCACAAAGGGCCTTGCTTACGGTAAAAACATCACCAATCCAGGCAACCCGCGCGAAACTCAGCCTCATTTTTACGATTCCCGGACATCTGAACTTATGAAGCTGATGATGACGGCTAAGGCTAGGGCATGAGGGGGTTATTGAAGCCGATCATCGTACGTGAACTCGGGCAGGTCATCTTAAAGCCAGGCAATGACTTGATGATGATATTCGGCGATAGGGTGATGGTGTCCACGGTACCAGCTGAGTTTCGGGAAATGCCATCAGGTGCACTGCCCGCAACTGAGCAGCAGATAGCTGTTGATCCACGCTTCCGTCCGTTCTTCCAGCATGAACGGGTTCTTTCTGCCGCTGGTGGCATTAACAGTCTGGAGAGCTGGCTGGATCGTCGTCATGATTGTCAGCGCCTGTGTGCCGAGGACGATTATCACGACAAGAACATGGAGACCATGCGCTATGGCGCTGGTGCTATTCGTCTGTGCTGGCACCATTCGCATATGTACCGTGATAAGACTATGGATGAGCTATCAGCCATAGCAGAGCAAAATATTGCTGACTTCGTGGTGTACCGGGCCAGAATTCACTTCATGTTTGATGAGAGCCACCAACTGACCTTGCCTGAATTGTGCTGGTGGGCATGGGTGAAAGAAGTCATCGATCTATTGCCTGAGGATGTCGCGGCGGCATCACTGCGCATCAAGCTGATCACAATCCCATCAGGTCACCGGAGAGAGGCCGATATCACTCCCAGCCTGGCACCGAGTCAGATTATCGCCGATATAGCCAAGAAGGCTGCAAAGGTGTTGGTAATAGATCCGGAACCGCCAAAGTCATTCCTGAAGTTGCCAAAGCGCGAGCGATGGACGAGCGAAAAGTTTACTCGTTGGGTTAAGTCTCAGCCGTGTGCATGCTGTGGCAATCCATCGGATGGACCCCATCACATCATCGGTCATGGACAGGGCGGTATGGGCACCAAGGCTCACGATTTTTTTACCATCCCCCTATGCCGAAAACATCATGATGAATTGCATCGTGACACGTCACGGTGGGAAGAAGAGTACGGCACTCAGATCGAGGTATGGTTCAAATTCATCGATTGGTCGCTAAGCCTTGGTGTTATCAGGTAAAATTGTCATGTAAAACTGAGCAGAACTTAGGATGCATAATGATTATTTTTCTATACGCAGTAATTATCTCAATTTGTATATGGTATTTTATTGTTTCTTTTTTTGGCGCATGGCTATTTGTAGGGTGGGAGCGTGATGCGTTAGGGCAATTTGGTGACTCATGGGGATGGTTAACGTCAATATTCTCTGCGTTCGCATTTGCTGGGGTGTTTCATAATAATCAAATGCAAAAGAAGGTTCTAAAACAAGCTCAAGTCGAGTCTAAAAAGCAGTCTGAATTTTTAAGAACACAACAGTTTGAGTCTAACTTTTTTCAAATGATGGGGTTGCTGCAAGAAATAATTAAAGATATAGACAGAGTTGGTGTTAAGGTGCGACAAGGTAGGGATTGTTTCAGTTTGTTCTATGACGAAATTTTTGAAGGTAGGTTTTTATCAATTTCAAAATTTCAAGAGATAAACAAAAAGAGCGCCTTTGATCATTCGCGATTAAAAAATGATTTGAGGGATGTTTTTGATTCAGTATATATCTCATTGCAAAGTGATTTGGCACATTATTTCAGGTTCACATATAATATATTAAAGTTTATTGATGAATCTGAAATTAATAAGGATGATCAAAGGAGATATGTGCGGATTTTTCGTGCTCAATTATCAAATTACGAGTTGCTAATGATTTTTTACAATTGCTTTAGCACTCATGGAAAAAAATTTGAAGATTTAGCTATTAAATTCTGCCTGTTTGATAATATGCCGTCTGAGTTACTACAATGCTGGTTCCATATATTGCTAATAGATGAGGGCTGCGTTAATGAAAATGATCTAAAAAAAGCCAAGGAGCAATTCGCAGGACTTAGTGATTAACCTTGTGACTTGGTATATTAATATATTTGTCACAACTAATTGTGTGGAGTAATAGGCGAGCTGGCATGCGGGCCAGACGCCTGGAGATTAAAGCATGAGAGATATGTACGAAATTTTGGAACGGTGGGGCGTATGGGCGCGTGAAGATAGTGGTATCGACTACTCACCAATAGCTGCAGGGTTCATAGGGCTGTTGCCCCCAACATCGAGCGGAAAGCTATCATGCAGCGATGATGATGGTTTGGTGATCGATGGGTGCGTTAGTCGGCTCAAGAAGTACAAGCCCGAAGAGTATGATCTCGTTATTGCACACCATGTTTACGGCATGTCATTGCGAAAGATAGCCAGAAAGCGTAAGTGTTCGGATGGAACCATTAGGAAGGAAATGCAGGCAGCTGAAGGTTTTATTGTGGGTTGTATAGCGATGCTAGATATAAGGTTTGATATGAAATAGGAGTTCCTCACAGAGATTCAGACGCAAATGCCCCTTATGGTAAAGGGGCATGTATAATTAGACTAATTCCCTATATGAATCTTTTAATATATTACACCACGTTTTTAGTGTTCGCGCCCTTCGCAATTTAGTTGATTCACTTAATGTAGGGGCGCATTCGTCTAAATATGCCTTTGACGTTTGGGGATTCAGCTGTGTAATGTTTTTTACATTACTCCACATTATCCATGTCCAGCCGCAGTGGGAGTTCTCAAAGCTCTGGGCTGTAATTGACATTTTTTTACTAATAGGAGAAAGAACTAATTGTTGACCAATTGAGGTTATTCTTCCGGTGTCAGAGATAAAACCGAGTATTTTAGATGCTTCTGTATAATAGAGAATGTGTCTATCTGAAAGCTGCAGTGACTCTCTTAAAAGAAATCCATTTTCCCATATGTTATCAACAACCTCAAAAATTTTATTAATACTATCAGCCTGGGGGACTTGTTTGCTATTTACATTTCTCGAGGTGATGTTATTTAATCTTTTTAAATAAAACTCAGCATCAAGTTTGTTTATATTTAGGAAGTTGATGTCCGTGTTTATATTTGATAAATCAATTATCAAATCATCATTTACTACATGGTTAAGCAATTTTTCAAGTGACTGAGATGGGATTCCACTGGTTTTAATGAAATCAGATATGTCTTTTCTATTTTTAATTAACTCAGAAAGTTTCGCGAGTTCATTCTCTAACAAATTAAAGCCTTTAGAGTTAAAGTCTAAAATAAATGAACCCGGCTTTCCACAAACTGGAATGAGCTTGTCATGGAACTTAATGACAGATATAAACTCTTTATATAGTTCATCTAAGATTTCAAAAACAGGTGAAATCATACTGAAATCTATAAGTGATTTGCTTTTTTTAGGTTTGTCAATATGGATAGAATAGTCAGCTGTGAGTGAGTTTACATCAACTAACTCCAATATCTCATCTTCAGTAATTATGTTTTCGACAAAACTGATGTGTATATTTTTATCTGGCATTAAAATAAAATCTTTAATGTCACCCAGGTTAGATTTAAAAGTAGGTTTTCCTTCTTTTTTAAATGGAGTTTCTATTGAGAAGAATAGCTTATCATCTTTTTGTTCTAATATACTATAAATGTCAAATTTCTTATTTTCGAAAGAAAGTAGTTTACTTTTCGAGATCTGAAATGCTACCCATGAGTAACTATAATCAGACTCATCAGTCCAATAAACAAGTAAGAGTTCACCTCTTCTTGTTATTACAGAAAATAGTTTTGGGCCGTCGAAGAAGTCATAAATTGACTTATAGTAGAGGTCACCATGTATTGGTGAGTGTGTAAATAGCTTTTTCATTTTGGCTCCACCACTTCAACGCAGCTAAAATACTTGTGGATCTCGACGCCTTTAAAAGTCCAAAGAGTATGATGGTATTCAGCTTGGAAGGTTTGTTTTACTCGCCCAACTTCGCCACTAAGTGAACCTTTGGCGATGTATCTTCTTTGGGTGGCATTTTTGAACCGACCAACAGTTAACCTAGCTCCCTCTATGGTGTTTTGTACTGAGACCCCATAAGAACAAATTAATTGTAGACCTGATCGCATATCCAGTAAATCTGGATCTTTATCATAGTCGGAAGCTAAGCATTTCCTAGTAGGATTTTGTTTGTTAGTGATTCGGTAAAAATCTCCGTTAGGAGGGTAGGCATCTCCTGGAGGGATGCCGTTAACATTGGCAAAACAATCAGGCCATGTACCTGCTGCGGAAGGAGTTGCTATTTTAACTGAATTAGCCATGTAAAGACCTTACATCCGTGCTGTGTCAACCCTTAAGGGTTGTAAAGTCAAAAAGAGAAGATTATTTAAATCCTCCCTAACCAATTAGCCTGGTATGTTGAATTATTTCAGTAAGTTACAAAAATAATTTAATGATTTTTATTATGCTTATTTATTGAACCATAAGACTTTAACCATCACAGGTAACTTTCTCAACAAAAAAACTAACGCGTACGCAAAAATGTCGATATTGTGATAAGAGTGGTTACGCAGTCACGTAGCTTACCCAATCAGAAACCTCGCTTCGACGGGGTTTTGTCGTTTTTAGCCTCCTTGCCAAAACAGTCAACCACAACGCAAACACATCCTGCCTCTGAGTGACTACGGCGGGAGGCTAAACCATTTCTATCACCCGGTACCGGGACAGATCTCCGGAAGGGGGAGGTATGAGAATGCCCCACAATGACAATGCCTTCCTTAGCTGGCTGGCAAATCTCTATTCGAACAATTCTAACTGGATAAACGGGATGGTGATTACGTCTGCCTTGGCATTTGGTCGAGTCCTTTTCTACGGTGGCAAGATCCGCACAGCCTTGGTGGATGCATTACTCACGGGCTTGATTGCAGTAACCACGGTCCCAGTCCTATCCCCGTTATTAGTTCGGTCCATTGAGATGCTACCAGGCATGAGTAACGTGCTATCCAAAACCGAGACGATGAAAATCGAACTGTTTGTGTTCTCGGTATTGGGAGTTATCGGTGCCAGGGTTATCCGTGAAGCAGCGATATCGATATTGCAGCGGATCAGCGGCTTGAATAGTAAGGGAGTTAGTAATGCAGATAAGTAAAACAGGTATTGAGCTGATTAAGCGCTTCGAAGGGTTAGAGCTGAAAGCTTACCAAGACTCGGTTGGTGTCTGGACGATCGGGTATGGTTGGACTCAGCCTGTTGATGGTAAGAAGGTCGGCCCCGGCATGGTGATTGACCAAGCTACAGCTGATCGGTTGCTGAAGTGCGGAGTTGTTCAGTACGAGCTGGGCGTTAATCAACTGGTGAAGGTGACAATCACTCAGGGCCAGTTCGATGCGCTGGTGAGCTTTGCTTATAACCTCGGATTGCGTTCGTTGAGCACTTCGACGCTGCTACGAGAACTGAATTCAGGGAACAAGCAGGACCCCGCTAATGAATTCGACAAGTGGGTTTATGTTGGCGGTATGAAGCTGAACGGCTTGGTAGCGCGTAGGGAGGCTGAACGTGAGTTATTTCTGTCGTGAAATGGCTGCTAGTTCATTGGCCAGCAGCTGCCACGGTGATCGCTCTAGGTTTATTGGCGTGTTTCACCATCAGTAATCAGACGCTGCGCCATGAGAGGGACAAGCTGCAAGTGGTTAACAGCCAACTTACTGACCAGATCGACTGGCAGAATAGCACGCAGCGCGTAGTAACTGCCATCGATGAACACCGCACCAAGGAACTAAATGATGCGAAAAATCAGGTCACTAATCTGCAGCGTGATGTTGCCGATGGCACTCGCAAGTTGCAGCTCGCCGCCTTGTGCTCAACTTCCGGCACCGCCGGCATGGCTGATGCTTCCAGTCCCCGATTTACTGACGCCGATGAGCGGGATTATTTCCGTCTCAGAGAGAGAATCGAAATAACTAACAAGCAGATCGCCGGATTGCAGGACTACATCCAGCATGTTTAGTTAATTGAATCCAAACCGACAAGTGATAGGACTGTGTTACTTAGCAGGAGGCGATCTCATCATGGCAGTCGGCAGCAGTTGGAATTGAAGTGTCTGAATTTGGAGTTTTTACTTCATAACCAAGAAACGATAATATTTCACCCAATTCTTTGGGGTTGGTCAAAAACCATTCTTTACCTAATGCTGAGGTTAATCTTTTATTTTTGTGATCCAGTACAGAGTGAATGGCCTTCTCGAGCTTGTAGCAATCATCGCACTCAATTTCGAATGCTGTGACAGGAGCCTCTGGGAAGGCTGTTGAGGTTTGAGAAGATATCCGTTGAGCAATGTTGGTAGTAGTTAAGCCAATCTTGATCGGCCACCGGTCATCTTTCTTCAGCTCAGCTAATTCCTGGTATGCTGGAAAATAGTAAGCATAAACGAGGTTGAACACTTCTCTTTCAACTGGTGCCTGATAAATGATTTCATCACCAGTAGTACAGAAATCCCATATCCCGTAGGCACTATTTGACTTAAGATGCCCTTTTGACAGTAAAGTATTTTTTGCCTTTTTTGCTGTGGAGTTAAGAACAGTTGAACCTTCGATACCTCCATTGTTCAGATGGTATTCAAGAACAAGTTTGATTACATCTTCACGTCGTATTTTCATACGTTCGCAGACTATGATTGCATTTTCTGCGAAAGAAGCGGGGGTCAGATGATAACCAGCGTACATATACTTTTCTGAGGCTTCTGCCATATGATTCTCCTTAGAGTACGACTAAGAATGCTAGCACGAGAAAAAAAATATGGCATTAGTTGAATCTTTGTTAGTCAGAGGGGCAACCACTAACCGCTTGCTAGGCCATATAACAATGGCAATATGAATCTGGAGTGCCCCGAGCACGTAGACAAATCTGCCCTATAGTGGACTGACCCCAGCCAGGTAGACGATCCTACCCTATAGTTGGACTGACCCCAGCCCGGTAGACGATCCTACCCTATAGTTTGAGCATAGGAGGAGCGTATGGGCACACCACAATTTACACCTGAATTTAAGGAAGAAGCCGTCCGTCAGATAACGGAGCGCGGTTATTCCGTTGCCGAAGTATCCGACCGTCTGGGCGTTTCTGCACACAGCCTCTACAAGTGGCTACGGGCTATCAAGCCTGATAACAGCGAACAGCATGCCCGGGATTTACTGGAAGCCAAAAGCGAGATCCTGAAGCTCAGGGCACAGCTGAAGCGCACTGAGGAAAAACGGGACATTCTGAAAAAGGCCGCGCGGTACTTTGCAAGAGAGCCCGACTGAAGTACCGCTTTATCAATGAGCACCGCACTGTATGGGGTGTAATGACGATGTGTCGGGTGTTGTGCGTTGCCCGGGCTGGGTTTTATGCGTGGCTGCATAATCCGGTCTCTGCGCGGGATAAAGATAACCAGCGTCTGCTGACGCTCATCCGCGATCCATATTCCCTGAGCGGTGGCGTATATGGCTATCGTCGGGTTCATGGCGATCTGAATGAAATCGGTGAAACCTGCGGCAAAAACCGGGTGGGTCGTATTATGCAACTGAACCGGATTAAAGCCGTACGTGGCTATAAAGTTCCGCGTCGTATCGCTGGCCGACCCTCAGTGGTTGCTCCTAATCGCGTGCAGCGGCAGTTTACTGTTGTCCGGGCCAATCAGGTCTGGGTCACCGATATTACTTATATCCGCACCTAGCAGGGCTGGCTGTATCTGGCGGTGGTTATCGATCTCTTAGCTCGTAACGTGGTCGTCTGGTCGATGAAACCTACATTGTCGCGGGAGCTGGCACTCGGCGCGCTGATGATGGCGGTCTGGCGACGTAAATCTGACGGCGAGGTCATCGTACACTCAGACCAGGGCAGCCAGTACGGCAGCGACGACTGGCAACGATTCTGTCGGGCCAATAATCTGGCACCGAGCATGAGCCGACGTGGCAACTGCTGGGATAATGCGGTGGCCGAGTCGTTCTTCAGTTCGCTGAAAAAAGAACGAATCAGAAAACGTATCTATAAAACCCGGGATCTGGCCCGGGCCGATATCTTCGATTACATTGAAGTCTTCTATAACCGGTCCCGGCGCCACAGTCATCTCGGCGGCGTCAGTCCGGAGTCCTTCGAACAGGCCTCGTCGTGAGGACAGGAAATGTCTACTGTCGTGGGGTCAGTCCAAAATTCGTCTACCAAGAGGTGAGTAGATAATATGGGTTTTTGACAATATCGTCATTTTCATCAAATCTAATGAGCATATTTGAAGATGATGACTCATAAAGTGTATAGGATTGTACCGAGGGGTGTTCAGAGTGGTTTTCATCAATTGATATGGAGTAGTCAAGCTGGTTAAGTTCAAGCATTGTTTGCTTGAAAAAATTAACTATATTCTCTTTCCTTTTAGATTCCTTTAAGATCTCCATGACTATTTTCGCAGCAACAATTCTTCCAGCAAGCTCTATCGCTTGTTCTTCTTTTATAGAAAATGTTCTTTTGCTCATTATTAATGTCCTAATTAAATTTTTTAAAACAAGAGTTTAACATAGTAATTGACTTATTAGATAAACACAATGCCAGTAGGTTTCATGCATGTTTTAATTTGGTGTTACTTACTAAGGGTTAAGGTTCACCTAACAAGTTAGTATGCTACCGAGTGAGAACATGGCATCAGCGGTTGAAATCATAATGGATTAAGTTACAATGCCCTTTAAATTTATAAGAGGGTTAGTATGAATACAGATATTATTGCATTTGAACAATTGCTTTCTGCTCAGGAAGTAGCCAGGTTCACATTCTGGATAATGATTGGAACTTGGGTCGCTGGGGTGGCAACATCACTAGCAGTAATGATAACTCTTTATGTAACATATAATCAGAAGCGCGTAAGGCTAAGTTGTGACATTTCGGAGAGAGAAATCGTTGGTGGATTGTCATCTTTTTTTGATGATGGTCAAAACGATAAAGGAATTTCTTTCAATATAACTAACAATTCAGTTTTTCCTGTGACATTAAGTAAAGTGGGTATGTCTAACGCCTGCTTTCCTTGGCAAAAGAAAAAATATTTTTTCCTGAACATAGATATCCATCAACATAGTAATAAATTACCCATGAAATTAGAAAGTGGAGAGCAATGTCATTTCTGGATTCCGTTAAATGAGAAAGGCGATGAATGGTTTGAATATATGGCGGGGGTTATTAGTAGTGCGGGGTTGACACCAAATAAAATGAGAATTGTAGTATCAACTACATTTGGAGGCTCACCTAGATTTAAGTATTCAAATGATATTTTACGAAAACTTAATTCCTACAAAAGGAAAAGCACTTGATGGATGATGAGTGTTAAATTTTGAGGGAAATATTTTCAATTTTAGGTAGTTAACCGATTTGTTTCATAATTGCTGATGTTAATTGAGCATGTACTTTAACTCGAACTCGCTTAGGCGAGTTTTTTTGCTCGTTTAATTCACGACTCAATACCGGCAGTGCGCTAGTTATGCGGTACTTTCTAAGTATTGCGATTCTAATTATTCAGGGTCCTTCCTAGCGTTCAAAACACCGAGGGGCGGAAGACTCGCGAAAGCCCGCTATTTATGAGCATTTCCAGAGGTCGGTTGTTGTTTAGTTGTCACGAAAAATGAGGCAAGGGCATGGCTGTTTTACTCAATAAAAAAGACATGGCCACCTCATTGGGAATATCCGTTCAGGCATTTGATAAATGGGGAGTTATCCCTACAGAGAAACGTGGCCGAGAGGTGTTCTACGATGTCCGTTCTGTACTGGAAAATCGTCTGGCTCATCAGGTACGAAAACAACAACCTGACGAAGATAGCGAGGTTGCTGCTGAACAGCGCCTGCAAATCGCTAGGATCCGGTTGACGGAGGCTCAGGCTGAAGCACAGGAATTGAAAAATCAGAAAGGGAAAGGGTTGGTTATTGAGACGGCATTTTGCACGTTTGCTCTTTCTCGGGTGGCCGGAGAAATTGCCGGTATTTTGGATGGCATACCTTTAACCCTGCAACGGCGCTTCCCAGGTGTCGATCCCCGACACCTGGACTATCTGAAGTCTACGCTGGCAAAAGCCATGAATCGGACCGCCGTTGTGGGGGAACGAGTAGAGGCGTGGATGGATGAATATATCGAACAATCAGCTGACTAATCTGGGACGTGCCATTGCCGATGGTTTGCGTGTGTTGGTACGCCCGGTACCGATGACTGCGGTTGAATGGGCGAACGAATATTATTACTTGCCAAAAGAATCTTCTTATCAGGAAGGCCGTTGGGAAACGCTGCCATTCCAAGTGGCAATTATGAATGCGATGGGAAGCGATGATATTCGGGAGGTGAACCTGATTAAATCTGCGCGTGTCGGCTATTCGAAAATGCTTCTTGGGGTCGTTGCCTATTTCCTTCAGCACAAGCAACGCAACGGGTTGATGTGGCAGCCCACAGATGGCGATGCTGAAAATTTCATGAAATCACATGTCGAACCCACGATACGCGATGTGCCCAGCTTATTGGCAATGGCGCCGTGGTTTGGGAAGAAGAATCGTGACAACACACTTTCAATGAAGCGGTTTTCGAATGGCCGGGGCTTTTGGTGTTTGGGGGGGAAAGCGGCGAAAAACTATCGTGAAAAATCAGTCGATTTTGTTTCCTATGATGAGCTGGCTGCTTTTGATGAGGACATTGAAAAGGAAGGTTCTCCTACGTTCTTGGGTGATAAACGCATTGAAGGTGCAGTTTGGCCAAAGTCTATTCGAGGTTCGACACCAAAAATTCGGGGTATGTGTCAGATTGAACGCGCGGCAGGTGAGTCGGGGCATTTCATGCGTTTTTACGTTAAATGCCCACATTGCGGTTCGGAGCAATTTCTCAAATTTGGCGATCGGGAGACCCCTTATGGATTTAAGTGGGAGAGTGGAAAACCAGAGACGGTCTTTTACCTTTGCGAATTCAATGCGTGTGTCATTCAACAAAGTGAAATGAGTTTGGTGGGCGGACGATACATCTGTGCGGTATCTGGGGAGTACACAGTGGATGGATTACAGTGGTTTGACTCCAAGGGAGTGGAAATTCCCCCACCAGAATCAGTCTCTTTTCATATCTGGACGGCATACAGCCCGTTTACGACCTGGGTACAAATCGTTAAGGACTTTAGAAAGACGAAGGGCGACCCGGGCAAGCTGAAAACGTTCACTAACACGACGCTTGGCGAAACCTGGGCCGAGGAAGTGGGGGAGCGGCCGTTACCTGAAACCTTGCTCGAGCTGGCCGAACATTACCGGGCAGAAGTGCCCGATCGTGTGGTTTACCTCACCGCCGGCATTGACTCCCAGCTTGATCGTTATGAAATGCGTGTTTGGGGCTGGGTGCCAGGAGAAGAGGCATTCCTGATCGACCGCGTGATTATCATGGGTCGGCACGATGAAGAGGAAACGTTGCTGCGTGTTGATGAGGCCATCAACACGCAGTACCAGTTAGCCGACGGCACGATCATGACCATTGGCCGCGTTTGCTGGGACTCTGGCGGTATCGATCCGGCGATTGTTTATAACCGTTCGAAAAAGCTGGGCCTCTTCCGGGTAATCCCGATCAAGGGAGCCAGCGTTTATGGGAAGCCTGTGGCCAACATGCCGCGAAAGAAAAACAGTCATGGCGTTTTTCTGACAGAAATCGGCACTGACGTCGCCAAAGAAGTCATTTACAGCCGCTACAAACTAGAACGTTCCGCTGATGGCTCCCCCGTTCCTGGGTTTATTCACTACCCGAATAATCCGGCGGTTTTTGACCTGGCCGAAGCCGAGCAGATGACGGCAGAGGAACTCATAGAAAAATATGAGAAAGGGAAAATTAAATTGCTCTGGGACGCCAAAAAACGCCGAAACGAGGCCCTCGACTGTTTTGTTTATGCCCTGGCGGCTTTGCGTATCAGCGTTTCGCGCTGGCAGCTGGATTTGGATGTGTTACTGGCCAGCCGCCAACAATCACCGTCCGGCCAGCAGGCCAGAAGTAATAATGACCTCGCCGCTATTGCGGCTCAATTGGGAGGATAACGTGGCGACACTGGCACAATTGGAAGAAGCCCGAAAAGCCTTACACGAACTGCTAACGGGTAAACGTGTGGCATCGATTCAAAAAGACGGGCGCGCCGTGACATTCACCTCCGCCACGTTAAACGAGCTGCGCGCCTATATCTCTGATTTAGAGGTTCAAATGGGGTTAGCCAGTCGGCGCCGAGGTCCGGCGGGGTTCGGGGTATGAATAAAAATCCAACTTTACTTGGCCCGGATGGCGCGACGCCGCTGCGTGAATACGCCGGTTATACCGGTGGCGGTGTGGGCTTTGGTGGCCAAATTGCCGGCTGGCAACCGTCTTCACAAAGCGTAGACGCCGCATTACTGCCGCAATTTGAACGGGGGAACGCCCGGGCTGATGACCTGGTGAGAAATAACGGCTACGCAGCCAATGGTGTGCAGTTGCACCAGGATCATATCGTCGGCTCATTCTTTCGCCTTAGCTATCGCCCAAACTGGCGCTATCTCGGTATCGCTGAGGAAGAGTCTCGGGCGTTTTCTGACGAGATAGAGGCGGCCTGGCGAGAGTACGCAGAGGACCCTGATTGTTGCCTGGACGTGGAGCGCAAACGTACCTTTACGATGATGATCCGTGAAGGCGTGGCCATGCACGCTTTTAACGGGGAGGTCTTTACCCAGCCTTGCTGGGATCGTGCTCCGCATCGACTGTTTCGCACGCAGTTTAAAATGGTCAGCCCCAAACGTATCCGAAACGCGCCCGGGGTTCTCGACAGCAAAACGCAGCGAGTCGGCGTTTCGCTGGACAAATATGGTGCCGCGATTGGTTACAGCGTGCTGGATGACAGCTATCCGAGCTGGGGAACCCGCCGCGTTTCCTACGTGCCCCGTGAGCTGGCAAATGGTCGGCCGGCAATGATCCACATTTTTGAACCCCTGGAGGATGGCCAGACGCGTGGGGCCAATCGGTTCTACAGCGTGATGGAGCAAATGAAGATGCTCGATACACTGCAGAATACGCAGCTGCAGAGTGCGATTGTTAAGGCGATGTATGCCGCAACCATTGAGTCGGAGCTGGATACAGAAAAGGCGTTTGATTACATCCTGGGGGTGGGGAACGTGAAAGGCCAGGAACCCCCTATGAATAAATTCCTGGAGCAATACCTGATTTATTACCAGGCCGCGCAAGTGAAGTTTGGCGGCGCGAAAGTCCCGCACCTGTTCCCTGGGGACAAACTGGAACTGAAAACCGCGCAGAACGCGGATAACGGCTATTCAGTCTTTGAACAGTCGTTACTGAGATACATCGCTGCCGGCCTGGGCGTGTCCTACGAGCAGCTTTCTCGTGATTATTCGCAGGTGAGTTATTCCAGTGCCCGGGCATCGGCTAACGAATCCTGGCGTTACTTCCTTGGTCGCCGCAAGTTTATTGCGTCACGCCAGGCGAGCATGATGTTTTCCTGCTGGCTGGAAGAAGCCTTGATCCGTGGGGTGGTAAAAATGCCATCCCGCGCACGTTTCTCATTCAGTGAGGCGCGATGTGCCTGGAGTAATTCAGAATGGATCGGCGCCGGCCGCATGGCCATTGATGGCCTGAAAGAGGTGCAGGAGTCGGTCATGCTGATTGAGGCGGGGTTAAGTACCTTTGAAAAAGAATGCGGCAAGCTGGGCGAAGACTATCAGGAGATTTTCCGCCAGCAGGTGCGGGAGGCAGAAGAACGCAAGGCAGCTGGCTTAACACAGCCTGCGTGGGTGGCTGCAGCTTTTCAGGCTCAGCTGCAGAACTCAACACAAAACGAGGGAGGTCAGCGTGGATCAAGCGCGTAACTTACCCCATATCGCCAGCATGGCACTCAATGAGCCGCTTTTATTAGAACCCGCCTACGCGCGGGTTTTCTTTTGCGCGTTGGGTAACGAGCTGGGCGTGGGGCGCCTGATTGATGGCACAACAAACACGGTCTTATCACCGCCGCAAATGACCGAATTAGCCGCGTCCTATGGTCCCGAACGCGTGACTATCTCGGATAACGGCTATGACATCCAGGGTCGGATCGCCATTGTCCCGATATCGGGGACGTTGGTCAGTAAGTCCGCCGCTTTGCGTCCGTATTCTGGCATGACCGGCTACAACGGGATTGTTTCCAGGGTAACAGCGGCAATTAACGATCCCGACGTTGACGGGATTTTGCTTGATATGGACACCCCGGGAGGGATGGTCGCCGGCGGATTTGATGCGGCCGATATTATCGCCCGTCTGCGTAGTCAAAAGCCGATCTGGTCATTGGCCAACGATATGAACTGCAGCGCCGGCCAGTTGCTGGCCAGCGCGTGCTCTCGGCGCCTAGTCACGCAAACGGCGAAAGCCGGCTCTATCGGCGTCCTGATGGCCCACAGTAATTACGCCGGCAATCTGGAGCAAGCCGGGGTTGATATCACCCTGATTTTTGCCGGTGCTCACAAGGTGGACGGGAACCCCTGGGAAGCCTTGCCAAAGGAAGTCCGGGCAACATTTCAGGCAAAAATGAACGCCATCCGGCAATCCTTTGCGGAAAAAGTATCGGGCTATACCGGTATTTCCGTTCAGGCGGTGCTCGATACCGAAGCGGCCGTGTACACCGGCCAGGAATCGATAGACGCAGGTCTGTCTGATGAACTGGTTATCAACACCGATGCGTTAGCGGTCATGCGTGAGGCTATCAGTAACTCAAAAGTAACCCGGTCTATAGGAGGCCAAATGTCAGTAAATCAAACCCAAACCGTAGCGGATACGCCAACCGGGTCGGAAGTAGCCACAGCACAAATGGCAGCGGATCCGACAGCGGCTCAGCCCGCAGGAAGTGTAACAGCGGCCGTTAATGATGCCATTCAGGCCGAAAATGCCCGCATCATGGGGATTTTAGATTGTGATGAGGCCAAAGGCCGTGGCGCTTCCGCGCGTGCCCTGGCAGCCACGCCAGGTATGACGGTAGAAAACGCCCAGCGCATTCTTGCCAGTATGCCGGAAAGCGCTCAGGTGCGGACTGAAACCGGACTTGATCGCCTGATGGCCGATTCTCCCGAAGCCCTGGGACAAGGGGCAGCGGCAAAGGCCGAAGAAAACGACTTAATGAACACCCCGGTGTAAGGAACCCCAGAATGGTAAATCAAGAAGAGTTTAAGCATGTTCAGCCCTTTGGTGGCAGCGATGCGGCACATACCGCGATCGGCATTAGTGGCCTTACTGCGGCAACGCCGGCACTCACCCCGTTAATGTTGAAAGAAGACGCTAACACGCTGGTGGCATGGGATGGGGCAAAAGCCGGGACGGCCGTTGCTATTTTGGCGCTGGCCATCGATGGCCCTCAACCGAAAATCACGTACTACAAATCCGGTACATTCCGGGTTGAGGATGTGCAATGGCCAGAAGCAGCGGCCACTGATGAACTGAAATTTAACGCCTTTGTTGGCTCGGCTATCAGCGTTAACTAATAGCTCACGATCACCACTTTATAACCGCGCTTGGCGCGGTTTTTTTATGAGGAAAACTCATGTCGCAATCCATGTACTCGACGAGCAAATTGATCGCCGTCACAGAGACAAAATTCAAGTTTGACCCACTGTTTCTGCGTGTTTTCTACCGTGAAAGCTACGAATTTGATACTGAAACCGTAGACCTGGCCAAGATCCCCGGCGAGGTCGCAATGGCGGTTTATATCTCTCCAACGGTTGAAGGTAAAGTGCTGCGTTCGCGTGGCGGCCTGACCACGCAATTTAAGCCGGGTTACGTTAAGCCAAAGCACGAAGTTAACCCGCAAATGGTGCTGCGTCGTCTGCCAGATGAAGATCCGGAGCAGTTGAAAGACCCCGCTTATCGTCGTAATCGCATCATCCTGCAGAACCTGAAAGATGAAGAGTTGGCTATCGCCCAGGTTGAAGAAAAACAGGCTGTCGATGCTGTGATCAGTGGCAAATACATCATGACCGGCGAAGAGTTCGAAGAGGTCGAAGTAGACCTGCAGCGCGACCCGGCCAACAACATCACGCAGGCTGGCGCCGGTCGCTGGTCTACCCAGGACAAGGAAACCTACGACCCAACCGGAGATCTGGAGGAGTACGCGCTCAATGCGTCCGGGATTGTCAATCTGGTTGTGATGGACCCAAAAGCCTGGTCCCTCTTCCACTCTTTCAAAGCTGTGCAGAAAAAGCTCGATACCCGCCGGGGATCTGTGGCTTACCTGGAAACCGCGTTGAAGGATTTGGGCAAAGCGGTGTCGGTTAAGGGCATGTATGGCGATGTGGCCATCGTGGTCTACGTTGGCCAGTATATCGACCCTAAGACCCAGAAAAAAACCAACTACATGCCTGAAAACACCTTTGTGATGGGTAATAACGAGGCGCGGGGTATCCGAACCTATGGCGCAATTCAGGATGTTGAGGCGCTGAACGAAGGCATTACCAAGGCCCGCCGTTATCCAAAAAACTGGATTCAAACGGGTGATCCAGCACGTGAATACACCATGACGCAAACCGCGCCGTTGATGCTATTGGCTGATGCGAATGAATTCGTGGTGGTGAAAGTCGCTTAACCCATCCCGTAGGGGCTACGGCCCCTTTTCCCCTGTTTTAGAGAGAGAGCATAATGGCTGCTAAAGACGAGTTGATCGCCAAACTGGGCGAGTTGGGCAAAGTGTTGGGCCGTGAGCTGAGCGCCGAAGGAACTATCGCAGATTTGCAACTGCGTATCCGCGAAGCCGAAGAGGAAATCGAAGCCCTAGAGGAAGACGGCGACGGTACAGACGGTGGCACCGGTGGGGCATCTGGTTCCGGTCCGTTGCTGCAGACGACCACCGAACAACGCCAGCCAGTGGCGCCAAAATCAGAAGGTGAAATCGAGTGGGTAACGGTCCGCGTGCTGACGACGTTGCACATCAACGCCTTGCATGAGACGCGCAATCAACCCGTGAAAATGGCGTATGCCGGTGACACGGTCCGCGTGCTGGATTCGGACGTGGACGAGCTGGAAGACGCTGGCTACGTTACAGAGCTTTAAGGGGGCGGCATGGATGGGTTCGATAACCTTTTTGATGAGGCTCTGTTCGATGCTGACAGCCGAATTATTGAGGTGATGGGCCGGGAAATGGAGGTGTTTATCAATGGATCGTCGACGCCTGTCCGTGCCGTTTTTGATGAGCCGGCCGCTGATACTACCCTGCCTTATGGCGCCGCAACGGTCCAGGACGTCGCCCCTCGGTTATTTGTAAAAACGGCGCTGGTTGCAGGCCTGAAACCTAAAGATCGGGTGGAGATTGGCGCGGAGGCCTTTTGGGTGGTGAAGGTCGGCCCGGACGACACAGGAACCTGTGTTGTTACATTGGCGCGCGGAGTGCCAGGGAAGCCCGCGCCGGTGATCGACAAATGGAGTAAATAATGGCCCGAGAAAGCAGGTTAAGGCGTGATCTGCCGTTTGATATCGATCTGCAGGTGCTACAGCGAATAGCCGTTTCCGCCGGCGCGAACCATAAGCAGTATTTGCGCGCCTACTCCCGGGCATTAAACCGTACTGCCGCGACGTTGCGAAAGCGTGTCGTTGCCGATATGAAGGCCGGCATAGCGCCGCGCAACCAATCCATGATCCGCCGGCGCCTCCTGTCGTTTCGCCTAACCCGTGGCTCCCAGCTGGACGAGGGTAAGTTGTGGTTTGGTCTGAATGCTATCAAGGTGAAAGACTTGAAGGGCCGCGTAAAGGGTCGGATCCGGCCTCATCATGACCGTCGGGACCCGAGAACGGGGCGATTTATCGCAGCTAGGCGCCGGGCCGCCGCTGAAGTTGGGTTTGAGCCTAAAGGGGCCTTGCTGGCTGCAAAAAACTTCCCTGATGGTGAAGTGGGCCGAACGCGCGCCGGCCGTCGGACAGTATTGATCCGCGATCCTCAGACCCGCCGCGCAAAAGAGGCCGAGGTAGATATCTATGCTCCGATACTGGATTACATCGAAGACAACGCATTTTCGGACGTGGCGCGGATTTTCTTCCATCACTTTGAAACGGATTTAAAAGGCCGCGTGAAGGCGCGGATCAATGTGTGAGGGTTTTATGCCAACACCGATTTTAATGGCGAGCTATCACGGCGCGATATTGTCCGCACTGCGCGAAATTGAGTGGGTAGCCAATGCCGATGATTACCCGGAAGTAGTGACGCAGCTGGAAACGCCGGCGGTGTATTTGTCGATCGCTGGCTGGGAAAATGCCCCCGGTTCGGATGGCCAACTGCGCGTTGAGTTTGAGAATGATCTCTTTGTTGTTGTCGATCGCGCCGGCACCAACGAAATCACAAAGCCGCAGGTTTACATCCGAACGGCGGCCGCAGACTTGAGCCAATGGATCCAGAGGCGAACGTTTGGGCTTGAGGGGTTGGAGCCGGCGGAGTTTGTCAGAGCTGGCCCGGATGAATTCGATATCGCAATGGAAGATTATATCGTCTGGCGTATCACGTTCAGCCAAGTGGCTGCTATGGGTGAGGATCCGTTTGAATCGAAAGCCGGGCCATTGAAAAAGGTCTTTCTGGGCAAGGCGCCAAACATCGGCCGCGCGCACGTTGACGATTATCGCCTTATTTACGAGAAAAAAGAGGGCGCCGGCGATGAGTGACGACGTGTTATCAGACCTGCAGCGCCGGGTTGCCAACATGGTCCGCCGAGGGGTTATTCATTCGTTAAAGCACGGCCCTCAGCCATTCTGCCGCGTGGAGATTGGCGAGAATATTACAACTTGGCTCCCGTTATGTCAGGGATTCGCCGGCGCCCATCGCAGTGACTCAAACCCCTGTGCAGTAGGCGATCCTGTTACGGTACTCTCAGAAAGCGGGGAGCTGAATAACGGCCGCGTTTTCCCTGGCTGGAATACGGGCGCCATGCCGGCGCCAGAAGGCAGCGACGCGGAACACATCACCCGATTCAGCGACGGCGCCGAGTTCCGTTACAACCGCGAAACGCACGCTTTTACGTTGACGCTCCCCGAAAACGGCACCTATGAAATTATCGGCAAAGGGACGTTGCGCGGGCCGGTAGAAATAACGGACACGCTGACGGTGAAAGGTAAAACGGAACTGCAGGCAGACACTGCCGTTACCGGCGACCTGTCTGCCACGGGGGATATTTCCGACGGCAAAAGCACGTTGGCGCGGGTCAGAGAAATTTTCAACATTCACACCCATCCCGATCCCCACGGTGGGGACACCGATAAAACGAACAACCAAATGTAACCCGCTCCGGCGGGTTTTTTTATGGGGGCTCTATGCAGGGAGTTAATGCGGCCAGCGGTAAGCGCCTGGCCGGGACAGCGCACCTGCGCCAGTCCGTCTTTGACATTCTGACAACGCCGATAGGTAGTCGCGTTCTGGTGCGGGATTACGGCAGCCGTCTGTTAGACCTGGTGGACAATCCCCAGGACGAAAGCACACGCGTGCATATCATCGCAGCGACTGCCGGCGCCCTGGCTCGCTGGGAGCCACGCCTGCAGGTTAAATCGGTGACGGTGCAGTTTGCCGGCGCCGGGCAATTTGACCTGACGATTTACGGCATCAACACAGAAACGGGCTACCCGATCACTTTGGAGGAGCTAACGATAAATGGCGACCAATTCCGCAACGATTAACCTGTCTGAGCTGCCTGTGCCCGATGCGGTAAAGATACCCGATCCGGCGCTGATTTTTGCCGGCTGGCTGGCGCGGCTTCGTGAGCTGGACCCGGTTTATGATGCCTTGCTGGAGTCTGACCCCGTTTTTAAACAAGGGGAAGCCCTGGCGTATCACTCAACCCTGATCCGCCAGGGCATGAATGACTCCATTCGGGCTGTATTGCTGGCCAGCGCGAAAGGGAATGACCTTGACCAGATCGGCGCCAACTTTGACGTGGAGCGGCTGCTGATAAAGCCCGGCGATCCGAGCGCGGTCCCGCCGGTTGAACCGGTATACGAAGACGACGAGGCATTTCGGACCCGAATACAGCTGGCCTGGTCCCGGTTAAGTACCGCCGGCGCTGAAAACGCGTATACGTTTTTTGCCGCATCTGCCGATCCCGATGTGCTCGACGTCCGCGCATACGGCCCTGAAGATCACCAGCTCCTCGGCGAGGTCTATCTCTATGTGCTGTCCCGCACCAACAGGGGGATCCCTTCGGCCGAGGTGCTGAAGAAGGTTGCCGAAGCGGTCAATAAAAAAGAGGTTCGGCCGCTGACCGATTTTGTCACGGTAAAGCCGGCGGAACTGGTGGATTTTGAAGTGACCGCAGATATCCAGATCCCCTACGGCCCGGACACTGACACAGTGATGAAAGCGGCGGAGGATGAGCTGGACAAGTACCTGACCATTGTTCACCGCCTCGGCCGGCTGGTTTCGCGGTCGGCCATAGACCGTGCCTTACATCAGCCCGGGATAGTGACGGTAAAGCTGCTTTCACCTGCTGCAGATATCGGCATGGCAATGGGGCAGGCGCCGCGATGCTCAAAAGTGACGCTGCGTAAGGTGATCATCAATGCCGAATAAATTTAAAACCCTCCTCCCGCCCAATGCCATTCCGGCAGAGCGCGCGCTTGAGCAGGCGACAATTGAAGAGGTGCTCTCTATCCCGGACCTGATCCGGATAGTGAAAAACCCGGTGTTATGTCCCGTTGAGCTGCTGCCGTGGTTGGCTTGGGAGTTCAGCGTAGACACCTGGAACACGGATTGGACGGAGGAGGAGAAACGGGCGGCTATTGCCCGTGCTGCCTATATCCATCGGCACAGAGGGACCCGGGCGGCGATCGAAATGTCGTTGTCCTCCTCGCCGTTCGCCAGCGATGTTATCGAGTGGTTCGAAAAGACGCCCCGAGAGGAGCCTTACACGTTCTCTCTTGAGGTGACGCAGGACGACCGGCCGATCACGTTGGGCGATGTGCAGGACCTGAAAAGCGCGGTGATGAAAGGTAAGAATTTGCGCTCTTGGTTCGATGTGACATTTAAGGAGAACCTGGATGGCAAGGCGATTTTAGCCGGCTACATGATTGCATCGGAGTCATTCTCAATCATGCCCGTATTTGAGTTTATCGGCGTACATATCAACGGTTGGATGACGTCGGATTTTGCGCCTACATCGTCGTTTTATGGGGCCGTTTATACGCTGGTAACACAAGGCAATTTTGGCGCGATCACCTGGCACGTTACAGGCCCGGCGACGGTGGCCAGTGATGGAATGGTAACAATTACCGGCCCTGGAACGGTCGCTATCACGGGAACGGATGCCCGAAATCGCTCGGTAAGTCATGCGATCAACCCGGCCCGTTACTTCATCCCTACACCTGCTGATATTCAGCTTAGCCAGTCTGAGATGCCCGCATTTATTGAAAAACAGGGCGGCAGGATGTGCCTGGTTGAGGATTTAATTCGTTGGCCGCAAGCAGGGGGGATAAAAGTACGCGAAATGGGGCATCTGTGGGGGGAGTGGGGAAACATGACGGCCTACGGCTGGCGAAAATTTTGGATGGGGTCGACCTCGGAAGAGGCCCGCTGGGTCACAGGCTCCCCGGGGAGTCCCCCAAGCTTCAGGCGTTTTGTGCGGTTGACCTCTGCAACATTCGGCAGTGTTTCGCCGTGGGACCCTAATGATTATTCGACGGCCGCCGTGATTGAATTGGAGAAAAACTAATGGCTTCAGGATTAATTTTAACCGCCGTCGGGGCCGAGGCGATAGAGGCGGCATATCAGGCCGGCGAGGTGGTCACTATCCCGATCGTCGCGTTCGGTGATGGTGGCGGGGCCTCTGTGACCCCTGACCCTGCCGTAACCAAACTGGTCAATAAATTTGGGGATGTGCCCTTTACGCAGGGCGAGTCGGGTAGCAGCATGATTGCCGGCCAGGCGGTGATTAACGCCCGTGAGCACCCGGGTAAAGTAGTCCGGGAGTTTGGGCTGATGAGTAGCGCCGGCGTTCTGATTGCCTATGGCGCCTATCCAGACACCTACTTACCGGAACAAAATGACTCGATCGTAAAAGAGCTGGTGGTGAACTTTGCTATGCCGCTGGTACATGCCGAAAGCGTGGTGCTCGAGATTGACCCCAATATTTCGGTGCTGACGATTGAAGAGGCTGACGCCCGCTATCTATTCAGGAAGGGAGACACAGCGACGGGTGATCTAGGCGCCCCAATGTTCCAGGCAAACGGCACGAACGGCACACCGGCCGGCGCAGGCATGTACAAGGAGCAATTGGACAACCACGCCCCATTTTATTCGCCTGATTATCACTGGTCCGTGACACCTGGAAGCACTTATATCCCCCTGGTTAAAGGGCGAGGGACTCGAAAAGGCAAAGGATGGCCGACGGCCGTTAGCTTTGGCTACCTTATGCCGGGTACAGATATGCACGCTCATCCTGTTATCCACGCAATCGGTGATAGCGGGATGGAGTGTATTTGGGAGTTTGATACACAGAGCGGGGGGCTGAGAAGTAAAGCGGGTACGTTCGCGATAGAGGAGCTGCAGCCGATCGTTCCGCTGCCTTTTTCTGGTGATACCCCACCGATAGATCATGCTTTCATGGTTGGGCAGGCTTTCGATAAAAACGCCTATCCGCGCACGGCGCAGGCGTTCCCGTCGGGTATTTTTCCCGACATGCGAGGCCGGACTATTTTGGGGAAACCCGATGATCGCGGCCCGCTATCGTTGGCTGATGGTGAGGTTAAGAGCCACGGCCACAGCGGGGAGGTCTATGCGGCTGATTTAGGGTCGCGAGAAACGAATGAAACCGGTGGTTATAGTCCTCGCCTGCGGTCTTATCCGTCCAATACTGCGTTGGATGGCGGTACGAGCAACAGGCATTCCGTTGATCAGTCAAAAGAGTTTACGGACTACGGGTTAATTGAAGGGATTCCGCCTCATAAACACTCTCTTTGGCTTGGCCCGCATAGCCACGGCCTGCGCATCGATGCGTTCGGTGCCGCCAAAAACACCGTCGATAACATCGCTTTTAACTACATCGTGAGGCTTGCATGACTGAGAGCTTTGAATTTTCTGATAGCCCGCGCTGGGTATGGGTTTACCGTTTTGATGATGCCGGCGTTTTCACCGGGTCGCTCAACTTTTACGTTGCGCCGCATACCGGCTTACCGGCTAATTGCACGCCCGTGAAGTGCAATCCGAAAGCTGGCCAGGCGGGAATATGGAACGGGGAAGGCTGGAAATATGTGGCCGACGTGCGCGGCGCTACATATTGGGATGAACAGGGCCGGCCGTTTGTCATGATGGAGCTGGCCGCATTTCCTGAGTGGGCAGTAAACGAAGCGCCGCCGGCGCCCGAACCTGGCCACGTTGTGTTGTATACCGCCGGCGCCTGGCAGCAAGTTGAAGACCGTTCAGGGCAGACGTATTACACCGCCGACGGGAGTCCCCAGGTGGTTCCCAGTGCCTATTTTGTCCTCCCTCCCGATTGCACCTTCACAGCGCCGACGTCGCAATGGGACCGCTGGGACGGTGAGCAATGGGTAACAGATACGGATGCTATGAAGCGGGCGGCGATGGAACAAGCGACGGTAACGAGGCTGCAGCTGCGGCAGCAGGCAGATCGGCAAATCGAATTGCTAAACGATGCAGCAGAAACGGGAATTGCTGCCGCCGGCGATGAGCAGCGCCTGGCCGCGTGGAAGAAATACCGCGTGATGTTGAGCCGTATCAGCCTCGACAAGGCCCCAGATGTTCCCTGGCCACCATTGCCAGCTGAATAACCCCCTCCCTTGACCGCCGCCGGCGGTTTTTTTATGCCTGGAGATAACAATGGCAGAATTACATGGTGTTGAAACGATAGAGCTGAATAGCGGATCTGTTGCTGTGACGACGATTCAGACCGCGATTATCGGCCTGGTGGGAACGGCGCCTAACGCGTCGAAAGGCTCGCCGGCCAGTGTGACGACCGGGACGCCGTTACTGGATAACGAGCTGGTATTCAAAGCGGTAGACCCTGGCCGCCAGGGTAATCAGTACAGTGTTGAGGCTGTTGCCGGCGCCGCCGGCGTGAAAACCTCGGCAAGCTATGCGGCCGGTGTGCTGTCGATCATCTTGGCTGCAGATGATAAAGGCGCGGTGACTGCGACGACGGCCGACGTGGTGACAGCGGTGAATGCCGTGGCAGATAGAAAAATCAAGGCCGAAGAAACGACGGCGGCGGGGATTGTGGCGCCATTCACGGCCCTGTTAACCGGCGGGACCGATGAGCCGTTTCCTGTCAATACGCCTGTTGCCGTCATTGGGGGCACTCAACTAAGCGCCCTCGGTGCTGGTGGTACGCTGGGCGAGGCGATCACGGATATCACCGATCAAACGAACGCGCTGATCATTGTCGTGCGAGCGGCGGATGACGCGGAGGGTAAAGCCGCTGCGGTGCTGAGCACGGAAAAAGGCGCGAAGTTAACGACCGAAGACGGAGCGAAATTGCTCACTGAACAGAAATTTTCGGTGGATCCAGACGTGCGGGCCAACCTGATCGCCGCAATGGCCGCTTGGTCGCAAAGTGAATCAATCACCGGCTACCGTCCGCGCATTTTGATTGCCCCGGGGTTCAGTGAAGATGACGTGATCGGGAAGGCGCTGGAGACGGCCGCAAACAAATTGCGCGCGGTGGCTTATGTTGATTGTGAGTCGATGGCCACGCCGCAAGAGGTTGTGACCCGCCGCCAGATGTACGGCGCCCGGGTTGAGCTGTTACGCCCCCGCGTCTCAAAAGTGAAGGCCAACGGTGAGATCGCGTTTCGCCCTTACTCCGCCTGTGCGGCTGGCCTGCGCGCCAAAATCGACCTGGAAAAGGGCTGGTGGTGGAGTAAGTCGAATCAGCCGATCGCCAATATTCTCGGCGTTGAACAGGTTGACGAGTTTATTCTCGGCGATCGCAACTGCCAGGCTAACCTCCTGAATATGGAAAACGTCACAACCATTATCCGCCGTGACGGTTTTCGCCATTGGGGGAACCGCCTTTGCATCAAGGATCCGCAATGGCAATTTGAGTCTGTGCGCCGAACGGCTGACGTCATCGAGGACAGCATTCAGGAGACGGTATTGCTGTACGTCGATCGCCCGCTGGATCTCGAAAACATCGATGACATCCTGGGCACGATTAACTCCTACATGCGCACATTGACCAAACTCAAGGCCATTTTTGGCGGGCGCGCCTGGCTGGATGAGGAGTTGAACACCGCCGAAACCCTGGCGGCCGGCGAAGTCTATATCGATTACGATTTTGGGCCGAAGTCGCCGACGGAACGGATCACGATGCGGGTACGCATTAACAACCAATATGCAGTAGAGGAGCTGGGGACAGTATGAGCGATAAAGCAACGGTAAGAGCCTGGACATTTTTTGCCGGCGGTTTTCGTATCCAGGGCGCGCATGAATACACGCCGCCGGAACTGTCGATCGTCAAAACAGACCTGCGCACCGGCGCGCAGGATGCCCCCACGCCGATGGATGACGGGATGGAGGCGCTAACCTGCCAGATCAAGTTTTACGGCATCGATACGGACATGCTGACCCGCTTTGGTTTTGTGACGGGCAATCGTAACCGCTTTGCGGCTTACGAGGGCTATCTCAGTAACGGCGGCGCGCTGGGATCGATTGACGAGATTGAGGGCTTTGTCTCGAAGATCACCCCTGACGCCCGCGACAATCAAACGCTGTCTGAGAAGGCGACAACGGTCGAAATCGCGATCAACTACTACAAGCAAACCCTTGAAGGCCGCGAGCTGTTCGAAATCGACACAGAGCGCTTTATTCGCCGTGTGAACGGCGTGGATCAGCTGCGCGGTATCGCCGGCAAAATCCGCCTTTAAACCTTTCCTTATCGCTGACAAGCGGCCTCTGGGCCGCTTTTTTATTGGAGTTTTTTATGAGCTATCCAGCAAATACGAAAGAGATCAAGTTTTACTCCCCGCTGACCCTAGAAAACGGCAGCCAGTTAACCAGTGTGCTCATGCGGGAGCCTCTGGTGCGTGACCGTATTGAGTTCTCCCGGATGAAAGGGAATGACCTGGAGAATGAAGTGGCCATGATCGCCAACCTCTGCAATATGAACGTTGCTGACGTTGAACGACTGACTTCGGCGGACTTCTCCCAGCTGGAGGACATGTTTAACGATTTTTTGCTACCGCCCGACAAGCGCGAGAAATCGACATCCAGCGAGGGCTGAGGCTCCTGGGGCGCCGGCTGCATTACACGCTGGGCGACTGGCTGAACATGCCATTCAGCGTGTTTAGCGATTTTCTGGTGCTTGAAGTGGAGATAATCAATCGTGGCCGGACTTAGCCAGAAATTAAAGGCCGTTATCAGTTTTGGCGGCAATATCGACTCTTCCTGGGGCCGTTCTACGGACGGCCTGAAAAAGGGACTGAGCTTTGTCGAAAAACAGTCTGAAAAGCTGGGCAAGCAGCAGAAGGCGCTTGCGCTGGAAATGAAGAAGGCGAAGCTAGCCGGCAAAGATATTTCCGGGTTGAAACGCGACTATGCCGGCGTGACGCGCGAGATAAAAAAAGCTGATGCAGCTCAGGACGCCTTTAACCGCGATCTGCAGCGGGCTGAACGCCTGCGCCGCTTCGGTGCCGGCGCAAAAACGGCAGTAGGTCGCACGCTGAAAGCGGGGATCGGGATGACGCTCGGCGGCGGCGCATTGGCTGCAGCTGCCGGCGCGATCCTTTCCCCTGTGAACATGAACGCCCGGACCGCCGAGGCCGTCGGCAAAGCGAAAACCTACGGCGTCGGCATCGAGACGTATAACGCGTGGGACAGCTTCGGGAAGCAAATGGGGCTGAACGGTGAAAACTTCGGGGACCTTCTCGAGGAACTGAAGAACAAAGCCGGCGAATATAAGGCGACGGGGGAACAATCCTCGCTTAACGATGCTTTCAAAATGCTGAAATTTGGCGCCGGCGACTTTGCCGGCCTGACCAATGAGCAGCAGTTTGAGAAGATCATGGAGCGCGCGCTGACGCACAAGGACGAGCAGGAAGCGGCGTCCGCGGTCGATATGTTGATGGGCGGTGAGGCGAATAAAATCCTGACGTACATGCGTCTGACCGGCAAGAGTTACAAAGAGCTGATGGATCAGCAGAAGCGTTACAACCTGGTGACGAAGGAAGGCGCGGACGGCGCCATTCGCGGCAATATCGCGTTTAGCAATCTGCGCAGCGTGTGGGGATCGGCCGTTGAGGAAATCGCCGGCAAGCTGGGCGGATCATTGGCGCCGAAAGTGACGCAACTGGCGGACGAGCTTTCCGCCTGGTTCAAAAATGGCGGCATAGACATTATCGCCACCACGATCAGGAACAAATGGATCCCGAACCTGGTGGAGTTTGCCAACGGCATCATGACCGTAACGAAGCTGTTTCTGGCCATTGCCAGAAAATTAGCCTGGCTGTTGCCCGATGAGCAGAGCGACAAAAAAGCTATCGTGCGTTCTCTTGGTAAAGGGGACATCGAGGGCGCGCGCGATTTTGCGCAAACGCGGGGCCAATCGGCCTGGCTGGAATCCATTTTGAAGGACCCGGAGAAGCAGAAGGCCCTGCAGGGGATTTACCGCGATACGCAATATTCATTGTCCAGCGAGCGGTTCATGAGTCCTGGCGCGTATTGGGACAAGGCCGACGATCGGATGTTAGCCGCAATCGGTGAGACGGATAAGGGCGATGATCCGTTAGATGGCGCGTTTGCGTTCCTTTCCTCGCTGACCAATCAGAGCGCCGCCGGCGACAAGCCCGCGATGACGGACAATCGCCGGCAAGAGGTGAATATGACGGTGATCGCTCAACCTGGCCAGGATGCGCAGGCCGTGGCGGATAGCGCGGTTTCATCACTGAAAAACATGGACGTGTTCAACGGCAATAATGCAATGCATGACCCTGCGGAGGTCTGGTAATGGTGGACATTATCGGCACGATCACCGGCGCCTACTCAGCCAGGCAGCCGGCAGACAGCGCCAGCATAATGATGATGCTGGGAAATTTTGAATTTTCCATCGATACCGCGACCTATAACCAGCTGACGCGTGAGGCCCGTTGGCGCTGGAGTGAGCAGGAGCGGATCGGCCGGCAGGACTTACTGCAGTACACAGGGAAATCGGCGCGGTCCGTCAAAATGGACGGAGAGGCACATTCACAATTCAGGAACGGCGTGGCCAGTATCGATGCGCTGTATGACCTGGCTGACAAGGCCGAGCCTCAGCAGTTGGTGAGCAGCGCCGGCGATGTACTTGGCTGGTGGGTCATTACTGACTTTACCGACACGACGCCGGCGTTTCTGCCTGGCGGCGCTCCCCGTAAGAAAACCTACTCGATCACGATAAAACACTATGCCGACGAATTATCTAACCCGTGATGGTGACGTGCTTGATGCCGTCTGTGCGGCTCACTACGGCACGGAGAACCTTTCCCAGACCGTTGTAACGGTTTTGGACACAAATCGCGAACTGGCGGCACTGGGGGCTGTTTATCCGGCGGGGATAGTCATCACCTTGCCGGATATTGAGACGCCGACGCCAGAATCGCCGATCCAGTTATGGGATTAACCGATGCAACAAAAACAGCCGGCCGAATTTCGGCCAGAATTTCGCATAACTGCAGAGGGGCGGGATATTACCGCGATTTTGCGGGAAAACCTGGTTGATCTCAGCTTGACCGATAACGGTGGCGCCACGGGCAAGGCTGACGAACTGCAGATCACCCTCCTGTCTGAAACCCTCAAACTACCGCCAAAGGGCGCCCGCCTCCGGGTTTCCCTGGGATTCAATGGCCAGCTGGTCGATAAGGGCTGGTTTGTCGTATCCGGCCGCGCCAGCAGCGGACCGCCGCGAAAAATCGTGCTGTATGCCACTGCCGCCCCTATGAATGCGCAAAAGCAACCCGGAGACGTACAGAGCCAGAAAAGCCGCAGTTGGGACGCTGTGACCCTCGGGGACATAGTGACGACGGTCGCAAAGGATAACGGACTGATCCCGAAGGTTGCCGAGCAGCTGGCCAGCATTGCGATCGAACATATCGATCAGGTGCGAGAGTCTGACGCAGCGCTGATGACTCGCCTGGCGCGAACGCATAACGCGGTTAGCAAGCCTGCCGGCGGCTATTGGCTATTCCTGGAACAAGGAGAGGCGACGACCGCGAGCGGGCGCCGGCTTATCAATGTGACGATCACCCGGGAGGCGCTGACATCGTGGAGTTATTCAGATGGCCAGCGCGGCGCTACCACCGAAAAGCCAGCGAAGACGGCGGAAGGCAAAGGCAAAAAGGGCAAGGTGAGCGTTGCATACTACGACGCCGCCGACGGCCGGACTAAAACGCAATCGCTCGAGCATAACGGGCCTGACCAAGCTACTCCCTTCACGCAGCCGAGCAAGGCCCAAGCTGATAGCAGCGCCAAAGCCAAAATGACGAAGGCCAACCGCAACGAGCGGCGAATGACGCTGAGCGGCCCGGGGCGGCCGCAGTACGTCCCGTTAACGGCAGAGTCTCGGATAACAACGGCCGGTTTTGGTGAGGAAGAGGATCGCACCTGGTTAATTGAGTCCCTAGCGTTCTCTTTGAGCAGCTCAGGCCTGGCGATGGCGTTTAACCTGGTCACTGATATTAAACCGCCTGCAGAGAGCAAAGCGAAAGCTGCGAAGAAAGAAAAGAAATCCGATGGCATTGGCTATTTCGATTAACGCTATTCAAGTAAGGTAAAATGATGGAAAAGTTAAGGCTTGTCCGTACTGCCCAACAATTAAAATCAGGTGGCCAAAACATTCAAGATAATGAATTATCATTGTCAATATCCAAGCTGCCACCTACTGATAAATTAAACCTCACTGCTTTAGTTCCCGTTGTTAATGAAGGGGTGACTGAGGCGGCGACAATACAAGATATCGTTGATTTACTCGATGGGGGGGCGCCTGGTGATATCAAGTTAGATCCCAGCGCAAATAACTTGCTAAGTAATAGTAACGCGGGACTTATGTTAGACCGTTACAAGGCCCCTTGTGTGGGTATTACCGGCACGTATGTGAGTACTAGCGCGGGGCCTGACTTCACTAAGGATAACGCGTTTAGTGAAACGGGCGGCATTTGGAGAGTGAAAAATACCCTTATGCTTAGCCGAGTACCAAGTACGGCTAATGGTGCGGTCATTGTTGATATCACGCTGGGGAAAATACCCTGTGATAGCTCGGGGATCCCTTTGCAGTATACGTTAAGTGTCGGGACGACAAGTAAAAAGGTCAGTGGAGTCTGGCGTCAGCATTCTGTCATGATATTGGCCATTTTTGGCGCCCCCATTAAATTAATGGATGTTGTCTCCGGAGTTTTAGAAGATTACAAAGAGGGAGTAGCGTGGGGGGTAAGCGTTAAATATACGTTTGGGGATATGGCTCCATCGGTACCATAATTATATTGAAGTTTATAAAGAAAAAGAGGCTGATAATCTGCATCTTTTAGTATCCTTAGTGCTGGTGGGTTTTTTATCTTTTAATCATACCAATAAATATCGATCGCAGAATGTTTTCGAACCTTGTCGCAGCATTTCTTAAAATTGATGCTTATATGGACCTCTCAATAGTAGTTCAGTTTGCCGTTAGACTAACAGGTATGCGCTGGATCCTTTGGAAACACGTTGGTAAGACTATTGTATTCGCCGATAAATTCTTCTAGTGGAAAAAGAATACAATAAAAAACAGGTCTATTTTACCCTCTGCTCAGACGATGAAATAATATTCATGATGGTGGTCGGTGGCGTACTGTTCGAACTTGGTAATGAAACGGAAAATCTTTTAATGGTTACTATAGATTCTGGCAATAAGCTGATTGACATCCATGACCAGCGACTGTGGCTTTGACATTATAAGTAGAACGCGAACGGATCTGACGAAAGGTAGGTGCTGAAAAAGTTGGGGGATACTGTCCGAAGGCAAAGTGTATGTCGGCTCACTTCACTTTGAGCGCAGAGTTACGTGCCGCAGGTAGTGCTTAGAGTAAAAGTTGAGGTCTACTTATCCCGAAGAGTAAAAATCCAACTTGGATGAGTTATCTTTACACAAGTTCTATCTGTTTATATAATGCAAAGCACGATATAAATTCAGATTAAATGAACTATCATTATGCTTAATAATTTTAGGAAACATGAAACACTATCTGTAGCATTTGTCACGGTGATGGCCTATGCGGGTTCATATTTTTATGAACGAGGAGGTGCTATATATTTCGGAGTGCCAACGGATCTTATTTCAATAACCCCGGCAAGCATGATTGCCATGGCGATATCTACTTTTGTATTAGCAATGGTGCTTTTCTTTTTTAGTGATTTTATTGTTTCGGTAATGATAAAAAAAACGAAATCGGTGCTATTAATAAAATGTGCAGTGCTTTTTTCTGGCGTGATATTTTGGTTTCTTATCGGTTATCTTAATAATGACCTAACTATAGTGAACGTTGTTACCACACTTGTGGTATATGTCTTTATATGTATTTGTATGCGATTTATGCAAGCCACTCCATCTAAGCAAGATCCAACTGCTAAAGATGGTGATCTCTCACCAAAGCCGAAAAGTAGCAAAAGTCTTACTAATCAGCTGCATGATTACTCAAGTGTTTTGTTCTGGGTTGGTGTTGTGTTTCTTCTTTCCACTCACAGTTTAGGTAGAAGTTCCGCAGCAAATCAAAATCGGTTCGATGGGTTTTCTATAAATAAAGATAAATATGTAATAGCAAAAGTTTACGGTGAAAACTATATCGTAAAAAAAGTGGTTAATGGGCACTTGGATGACGGGGTTTATATTTTTAAAAGTGAAGATTTTAAAAGAATAAACATACATAAAATACTGTTGATTGAGGTTGCATCCAAGCCGAAATGACTATAGGTTTATTAACTTAAAATAACTGGAGTGGATAAGTTATTGTGCGTTTTTGACAAGGTATCACTCTTGCTATCCACTTCTGTCGTAAAATTGACGTGCGTAAACCACTGACGTGGGGAGTTACTCAGCAAAGGGATGAAAATAGACTATAATTCATCATATCGATATCAATCATTCTCATTGGTTGCTACTTAGTTAAATTTATAGTGAATGCTTTTTGCAATCTTGGATGCGTGAATTTCTGCAATATCTACTAGGCGTGGGCTGATGAAATTAAGAGTTTGAGGTGCTCATTGGTCACATATTTCTGGATTCCTATTTAGTCACTTAGGTAATGCATAAGCTAGAAAAGGGGTAGATAAGCTACAGCAAGATTAAATTAGGTTATCAAAACCTAGTATTGATACAGTGAATTCAATAAGTTAGAAACAGAAAAAACTAACTTTTAGCAACAGTTAAAGTAGTGAGTTAATTATAAAAATCAGATGGTTAGCATGTGTCATGCAAGCTAGTGCTGCGCCACATGGGCTGGTTCGAAGCGGCTGACCTGATCGTTAAGGGCATGGAAGGCGCCATCGCGGCCAAGACCGTGACCTATGACTTCGAGCGCCTGATGGAAGGCGCTAAACTGCTGAAATGTTCAGAGTTTGGCGACGCTATCGTAGAGCACATGTAA